AGACCTGTGGTGGGATGTTGGATATTTATTTGCATTGGGTATTCATCTTCTAATTACTATATACTGGTCCAAATTAGACATACGAGAGATTAATTAAAAAATGGAACACGAACCACCACCTTTATTCCCTGGATAAGCTTTTGAACTCGTCCAATCATTGGAGTCATACGGATATCTATGTATCCAAAGGTTACATATCCATTTAATACCCGATTTCACTGGCAAACCACCGTGTAAAGACTTTCGAGTTTGGTAGCCCCAATCCGTGAAATTATTGAATAGAAGTACGTCGCCTTTACCGAGTTTGAATTTTTTACCTAAATTAGGAAACCCCGTTTCTCCACCTTCGTAGTCATCATTCAGTGCTATTATAGCGGTGACGGTTCTGGGATTTTCTTCGTCGTAAAATGCGTCTTGGTGGGGTGTGTAAAATCCACCTTCCTTATACTTGAGAACCTGTAACTGTTCACTGTTAACTGGTTTTCTGTCGGTGAACGATACACATTTATCAATCATCTTTTTGGCGACGCTATTCTCCTTAGGATCTATCCACGCGGTTTCGCTATCTCGTATTTTCTTATCTACATGAGAATCGGTGTCCATGACAGATGTTTTCAGTCTTGATCCGGCTGTCTTTATAATATGATCACACTGTTCAGGTGTGAATACTTTGGGTATAACTACTGGTTCTTTGTAGTTAGGTCTCAATAGAATGCATAGCAGCGCTACTGCGACAAGAATGAACACTATCATTTAATTATATCCAACATTAAATTATATGGAAGCTTACAAACATATCTTTTTCGTATGGTTTCTAGTACATTATTCATGTATAGAAGTAGCTCACGAACTTCGGCTATTATGTCCAATTCTTTTGACCTATCTATAGTGTACTGTCTCAAAAGATCGCCGACTGTATCTATATACATCTGGTAGATATCTCTAATATCACGTGTTTTACAGTTACTCTTATCTCGTCTCTGAAGTTCACGTTTTAAACCGTCTTCTGAGAGTTCGTTTAATAGATATTTCATACGTAAATATCTATTATCCTCATACATATACCCGTGTCTATATAAAATATCGTATTCGAGTTGCACCACACTCACAGAAATCTCTAGAATTGTAATGGAGGCCCTAGATCGTCGCAATTCCGAATGCGTGGGTCTTCCACCACATGGTATGTCGCCGTGTTCTCTCGAACGTTTTTTGAATTCGAAATAATGAGGATTATGTATTCTACCGGTCTCTATCGCACCAGTTCTCCAATCAAAAGCCACGTGACACTGGGTACACCACATTTGAGCACAACCTTCTATTTTGGATATGAGTACATTGCATTTTGGACACGGTTTCGTGTCCTTCTTCAGCAGTTTCATCGTTTTTACGGTGTCTTTATTACACACATGTCCGGGTACAAGAACTTCATGACATTTATCACAGAAATTGTTTTTACATATCCCACATACCCAGTCGTCGCACAAAAACCCGCGACAATCTTCTGATGGGCATTTTTGAGCTATCTTATGATACTTATCACTAGACATGGTTGGTTCGTTTTGATTCAGCACCTGTAGCGTCTCGTAAATATCCATGATAGTCGTACGTAATATAGAATCTAGACGTGGTTTCACTTCGTCGTTTACGTGATCAGTCTTATACATATGAGTCAAAATGTAAACTAAATAGAGATACGACAATCTTAAACTCCGTACCTGTAACTCGCGAACGACGTATGACTGTGTTTCCGGCATGCGCGCCATTTCTCTTTGAAACAATACGTTTTCGCGGTGTCGTCTATAATCACGGTTTCTAAATATAGATGAACAAAAACTGTCTACAAATTCTCTGTTATGTGCGTGTTTGCATTTCATGCAATGTGGTTCTTCCGTGGTACTGAGCATATATGTCTGTGAACATGTTCGACATGATTTTAAATCACAAAAGGGGCATTCAACCTTTTTGTGATTTGAATTGTTGTATTTTTCGCAACACACCTCACAACATTCCATTATATAAAGAACGAGCATTTTCTTTAATACTTCTACTTGCGAGTCATGCTGTTCATGAAATGATCTAGCCCATGACTTACTTACCCTATTTTTCTTACTCGAAGGCTTCTTTGTTTTGGTCATACCCGGTACAGTCGCGGATTTGGTGAGAAGTGGCTTTTTATTATTATTGGGTTTAGGAGGAGACGGGGGTTTGGGGGGTTTAGGTGGAAGTGGTGGTTTAGTCGCACCGACGCGAACAATACCGGGCCTCATTTTAGGTTTACTCAGTTGCTTACCCGCTTCCAGAATTTTTTTCGCTCGGTTCATGGCCGCCTTTCTTTGACTGGCGGTCGTTTGGTTATTCCTGGGAGGTGTANNATTTCTACGTATGATNNGNNNAGGNGTNCTCGGNGTTCTAGCCGCGGGTAAATCGACGCGTGGTGCTCGGATTCCGGTTAAGAATGAATGTTTCAACACCTTTTCGAAAGTCGGTAAATCCTTGTTTCTGGAATTATTCGCCGTACCGCGTAATCTATAATTTTTCAGTTTACTCGATCTGTAGCCGATATAATCCCGTGTAAACAGGGTTCCGACGAAAACCTTTGCAGCGACACGGGGTCCGTGATCCGGTACCATCGGCTGTTTCCGTGCCGATATGGCGAGTTCGTTGTATACACTATTAAGGAAAAAGTGTAAATCGTAATACTTATTGGAATTCCTATGAATACCTATATTGTGATAGCGTTTCGTATTGACGAGGGGGTTCGGTATACCGGGGAAAGACGAAAATCCAAAATCGATCATCACCAATTCGAGCCCACCGTTATCGATTGTGTATTTGACATCGTCAACTTCTATGGATAGATTCTTCTTTGTTACGGGTCTAACGAGAATATTATCCGTGTGTAAGTCGTGGTGACGAAATGCTGGAAACTTCTTGTTAATCCTATACAAATTGTAAGACACTTGAACGATGATCGACTTTAACTGAACGAGGCTAAGATCTCGTCGAGTTCTTATATATTCTCTCAACGAAACACCGTTCACGTACTCAAAATATAGTATATCCTTTCTAATATTGGGACCATTACCCTCTATGGGACACTTAACATACTTGTATACTTTCGGAATATCAAAATCTTTCAACTTCTGAGCAATCTTGTATTCCATTTCAGCAAGATCACCGAGTTCGGGTTCAGATTTCGGAACTTTCATCTCCTTCAATGCTATAAATTTCCTAGATTTACCCGTCAATTTGGCACGACGCACGTTACCATATGCACCCGACCGTTTCCAAGACTGGTTAACCGCTATATGGTTCATGGGAGCACACCCCCTGTTCCCTTCGAGAATCCTGTCAATATTCTTCTGAATACTCGTCATACTTTAGAAACAGAAATAAAAATATATTATATAGATATACAAACATGATTCTCGCACTCATTCTCGTGCTCATTAACATTCGTATTTTCATGGCTATGAAAAAGACTCAGCCCGTTGAGGCAGCCGAACCCGTCGAGGCGGTCAAGGCAAAGTCTGCCGGTGGTGAGTGGACTGTCTACGGCTCCATGGGTTGTGGATGGACTCGTAAGCAGCTCGAACATTTCAAGGGTAAGGGTAAGCCTTACACCTTCGTTGATTGCGATTCTGAGGATTGCAAGGGAATCGAAGGATATCCCACTATGGTTCACTCATCTGGTGAACGCGTTGTCGGTTTCAAGGAGGTTTAAAGACCACGGAAAACCTGAATAGAAATAGAAAGCAAAAGTGCGTCAAAAAATGACCGAATAGGCTTGAGTACGCTGACATGCTTGCTCAGCGAGTTGTTCCAGGTGAAACGAAGAACAAACGTACTGACTAGTACAGTGAGCACGAAAATTAAGATTTCTTCGATAACTTGACGCTTCGTTCTAGCCTTGGTAATATCCTTGATCATTTATTATGTGTGAATATTTTTTTTCTAACATACTATAATGACCAAAGGGCCTCCTACAAGCGGTGGTGAACATACGTTCACTACGAGAAAATGGGGTGGTAAAGTGGGTAAGAACAATAACAATTGTTATGCATACGCTGTAAATGATTTCCAGAGGTACCGTGGTTGGAAGAGTCAGCCTGGGGAGCGAGCTGACCTGCGCGCCAACGGTAAATACATAAAATGCGGCACTTTACCAAAACTTGTCGTAGCTGACAACCCTAAACAGGTTTATATAGTGAAAGGTGGTACGAAGTGTAAGCCTGATTACTATAAAGTAATGTTGTTCATCGCGTCATGTAAAAAGAATAATTACATGTGCCATGGTGATTTTCATTTCTACAAGCAACATAGTAAGGCTGAGTACAAAGTTAAGGCGGGGGATACACACGAAAGTATAGCCAGATTTTTTAAAGTGCCGGTGGGCCGTGTCAAACGAGCTGCCACCACTTTAAAACCGGGTCGAGTCGTGGTTTTCAAAGCGGAGTTTTTTAGCCACAAACGGGGATGGGCTACCGGTCCGCTGGTGGTTGGAGCTAAAGGAAAACTGATCAGGGATCCCCGTAAAATCTCTAGGGATTATCCGGGATTGAAGTATGACAAATACTGTTCATCCTTCTGTGTCAAGAACAAGGGGATCAAGGTTGGACATACTCACCCCAAAGTCCGCAAGTAAACTTTCTAGTTCGCTGGTATTTTCAATATCAAAAAAAATGCGTCTAATGTATCGAAAATATACCGATCATCTTCCACGTCTCTCACGACGGTTATGTCGTTTATCGTATTTCTAATACTGACAGTCACCTGAAAATTTGCACCATCAAAAATTTTCCTGCACGTGGGACATGTTTGATTTCCACGACGTTTCCATTCCTCTATACAGTGAGAGTGAAACAAATGACCACATCTGATGGGTTTGTTTTGTCTTGTCTCTCTCACTGGATTGAGACATATCGCACACGTAGTATCCTGATCAGTGCTGTCCATATAATTGATATTACTTTAATTTTAAATTTTTTACTCAGTTAACATTGGAAAGATTAAGGGAAGAATCGCAGAGACCACACGGGCTTCCGTCATTTTGAGGAGCGGGGACCTGGTGAAGTTCGGGTCCCTTTTCTTGCAAGAGCTTGCGGAACGAGTAGTTGTCCTCATACTTAATACCGTTTTGGGTCTTGAGATAGTTATCATAGAGAAGGGACGAGTTGTTGATAGTGTGGCACCTGCCATCGGCCATGCCTAAACGTTGCGACATTTATATTAAAATTAGAAATTAATTTGTCTATTCGTAATCGTATTTGTCCACGATTCTACTCCCATCTCCTTAATTTTTTTGATAGAATCGCTTATATTATACCCAAAATATTCGTTAAAGTCGTCTGATACATCAACCTTCGAGACCCTGATGGCTGGACAATCGTTGATATGCTGATTGATTATGTTGTATGCAAACACAATCTCCTTGAGTGTTTCGGCGCCTGTAATGATAATTTTACCGGTACCAAAAATACTGGTCGTTATTTCTTTCATGTCGCCTGCGGGTTTAAACTTGATCTTTACCGCGGAATATCGATCCGGTTCAAAAGAAACCCTGAACACATCGGAATATTTCTCGAAGTGTTGAGTTGTTAACATTAGATTTATGTTGTAGTTGAGACTGAAGTTGGAGTTGATCATCACCACACGAAACGTGTCGGCTGGAGGTACTATATCTTCGTCGAAGGACTGTAATATATATACGAGGCCGGATATTACATACTTGCAGTTGAATATATCTTCACACCCAGCAACTTGGATACTGCCGTTGGGAAATATCTTGATTGATTTAACACTGTGACCATCGTCATACGTGAGGGTGATCTGATTGTAAAACGTCGTCGATTTCAGCGACCAAACGATCGCCTGATTGGTCGTTTTGTTTCGATGAAGACGTATTTCGCCGAGTTCTTCAAATACCGAACGAATCTTTTTGACTTCGATAGGTTTTGAGAATGCGGAAATCATGGTAATTGTTGTGAGCTTGATCCTAGAAGGTCGAATCTTCTCGGGGCATTTATTTCTGAACTCATCTTGAGTCAGTAAATAAGAGAAAGTGTTATTCGCGATAGACGAGAACATTTGGACATACTTTTTAACATAAAGAACCTCGACTTAAGTTAAAAAAATAAACCACTACATATTCAAATGCCATGTCGACAATGCAAAAAGAAATGCGGAGTTCCCATGGTGTGTAAATATTGCAGCGGTGAATTTTGTATGAAGTGTTTTAGATTAGAGCAACATAATTGCGTTGGTGTAGAACTGAAAAAGAAAGAGCAATTAAAGGATTTAGAGAAGAAGTTGGATTTTAAGCCAGAGTGTAAATATGCCTTCCTTCGTTAAGGAGGCTCGTACGTTTATAGACGAGCGTACAAATCTTCCCAAGGTTGAACTTAAATACTCTCGATATGTTGAAGGGGAGGGCTATATAAATGAAGCTGCCTGTTTTAACACCAAGCCAATTGGAAACTGGGAAGAAATCAAGTTCAAGCATGGATTTACTTCATACGCAGATTTTTTAGAGAACGACATAGTTAACACGACTCGAACGAGGCGAGTGATGGCGAGTATGATGTTGGAAGATATATTATGTGAGAATTTTAACATTAATTGCATCATTCGAGTAATGAATGCAGTTAAGATTATTGATCCTACTTTCGCACCCCCTATCATAAATAAAGGAGTGAGATGGCAGAGAGAGTTTGTAAGGGAATTTTGCATTCACACATTTCCTCTAATTATTATGAAATGTGGGTATAAAAAGCGCGTTACCGATCTTATCGACGTTTTAAAGTCGATAGCAGTAGAATTATAAGAACCAATATAATAATGGTAAAAGCGTCTAATTTCTTGATAGACTTAATAAAATTCGCACTCTCGCGAATAATGGAGGGTTTGGCTTCATCGTAACCTAAATCTATATTACGTCCTGGAATGGTGGGTCTAGAAAGTTCACAGGCACTCTTTCCCTTACAAAAATCGACCGTCTTATCACCCGCGGTCACACCATACTCGCATATGATGTGTTCGCTTTCCGGCATACCACCTTCCTCGATTTTCTTATGGGGGGCAAATGTGTTAGGCCTTCGACTGGAGCCCGGCAAAGAAAACTCCCTTGACACGTACGGATTAATTTTATCGATCGATGCTTGATCGCTGAGCATATGCTTACTCATCTTTACTACTATCAAGAGATATATTTTTTGTGTGTCATCTTTTTTCCATGTTCTATCCACATCTTATCTAGATCGACGTTTAACATATGAGCGAGTTGAAACAGATAACTAAATACATCACCCATCTCCATCATGATATCAACTCCCTTATCCTTTTTCATATTAGATTTCTTAAACGTCTTCTTAGACTGGCGGATAGCGGAAGCGAGTTCTCCAAATTCTTCTGAAAGGAGAAGCCATACCGTGTTAATTTCAGCGCGATCCCAGCCCTTGATTTTGCATATCTTTTCCGTTTCGGATTTGTAATAATTTAACGACATTTTACTTATACACATCACGTTTCAATTCTTTATACACCTATTTTATCATTCGGGTCGAGTTTCATACCATACGTACTCGTATTTGCCGGAGGAGTGGGGGGAACCACCAGGGTATCAATATCCCTGATATAGCCCATATATTGTGCAACTCCCGACTGAATTTGGGGGAGGGTAGTTTTTATTACCACAGAGTTCATGAACTTAACCTGTTCGTTTACATTCGC